TCCGGCGTTCCATGTAAATGTTTTACCGTTTGCAATAGTTGCTATAAGAACTTGTCCAAAGTTATCTAAACTCCAAAGACCTGGTTCTAAAACTACAGTTGATGCGTTTACTGCACTACCAAAACCAGAAAAGTTTGTAGCGTTCGTAACTGTTGCACCACTGCTGTGTGCTTGTCCATTTGATGTACCAATCGTTGCTGTACCATTTGTACCTCTGGTGATACCAGTTAAATCGTTAGAACTTATTCCTGTATAAGTTATCAATTCATTACCAACTGCTATTGTCCCACCACTTGTTGGAAAGCCTGTAACAGATGTTAAAGTTATTGCTGTACCAGATCCTCCCGTACCAGCAGTGTCCGCATTTAAAGCACCATTTAAAGTTGTTGTTGCAACTCCAGATACTGTGCCTCCAAAGTTACCAATACCAAAACCATATCCATAAGACTGAGCTGCAGGACCAACTTTTTCATATGGTATAACACTACAAGATCCGCCACCTGCTGCACCGGTTGTGGTCTGTGATCCTGTTACGATAGCAATTAAAGATGATGTTACTCTTGTTACTTGAAATAATTTATCTTCAAAAGCAGCATCAGTTAGACCAATACCAGTTGGAACTGTTACACTATCTAATAAAATAATATCACCTGATTCTAAATTATGTGCTGAAGAAAATGTTAAAGATACTTCTTGTGTTGCATCTTGAGCAGACATAACAACAGAACTAATCGTAGCTTTTACTGGTGTAACATCATGAAGTTGTCCTTCAAAATATATAAGTAAGAATTTATCCGAACCTAGTGCAACGTATCTGTTACCATCTAAATCAACAAAAGAATGTTGTTTTCTAACTGCACCAACTATTGTATCTGATACTAAAGAAGACCAGCCACCAACTTTTTCTGGTAAGCCGTATCTGAATCTAACGTTATCAGAATCCACCCAACGCGATTCTGCACCGACAGTCGTATCTTGTTTGTCGATTCCAGGTTTAAATTTGAAATCAATGAGAGCCATAATTTTTGCTCCTACTGGTTAGTTGACTTCAATACCCAGCCAACAGTTACGTTAACATAGAGAAGTGTTACTGCTTGACCGTTAACATTTAAAACTAAATTAGAAGTTCCCGCATTTATTTTGTGACTATTTCTATTTACTGTAAGATTGTTAGATGCAAAGAAGTTACCACCATCTATAATTGTTACTTCGTCCCCTGTAGCAGCAGAAGCTGGTAATGTAATTGTTATAGGGTTAGTATTTGTTATTGCAATTATCTGATCGTTTTTTACTGCAGTGTATGCAGTTACAGATGAAGAGTTGACTGTATAATATCCTTTTTGTAAAATAGATTCTGTTGTATCTGTTCCATCAGATATTAAACTTACAATAGATCCTGGTGCAATTGTTACAGGATTAGAAGACGAAGCTGTTTTTACTGTTAATGTAAAATTACTTGTGGTCCTAGTTGTTGCATCTTCTATTATAAAATATCTTTCTGCACCACTAGGCATCGTCACAGTTCTGTTAGCAGCTAGTGTACCTGTTAATTTATAGTATATGTTTTTACCGTTAGAGGTTGCTCCGTTGTCCAAGGCTAGTGTTACATCGGCAGAGGCCACACTTAGAGATAGATAACCTGTAGCAAGTTGCTCTAATATCTGTAGATTGGTATTTGTTATATTACCCCAAAGACCAGCTTTTTCACCAGTTGTGATAATCTCTAATTTTGAATTTGTTGAAAATGTTGATGCCATATTAAATCGGGTCTATTTCTACCCAAACACTATTAGTATTTGGATCTATTTCACTCCATGTTATTGCCGTTGCATCCTTAACAGTTATAGTCAAAGGTGTTGCATCAGGCGTTACATTTGCTTTACCGATCAATGTAACACTTCCTGTGTTTAAGGTCAATTGGTTTTGAGATACGTTTACATTGGCTGCCGCATTAACTACTACACTTCCTGCAGCAAGAGTTAAACCACTTCCTGCAACAGTTACATTAGCTGCAGCATTAATTACTACACTTCCTGTAGATGCTGTTAAAGGACTTCCTGTTACATTAACAAGAGCTCCTGCTAGTGTTGATGCTGCTCCTATAGATAGTGTTAAAGGACTTCCCGTTACGTTAATTGTAACGTTAGGATCAAATACTGTGCTCGATATTGGAAGAGCAGATATGGCATTGAAACCGAGCATTTATTACGCTCCTGTCAGTGCTTTTATCTCAGCGTCGGTTAATCCTAAATCTTTGAGTTTTTGTTTGCCAGATGCTTTTTCTGTTTCTTTTTGTGCATTTTGCTCTTCAGCACTAGGATATTGAGCAATCTTAGCTTCTATGTCTGCTGCTGCTATAGGTGTAGTGTTTTCCAACCATTCAATATTTTGAATATCATTACCTCTAATTGCATATTTTGCATTAGGATTTATTTCTAAAATTGCTTTAACAATTAAATCTATATGCTCTATTGCCATTATTGTTCTACCTCCATAACAATTAAAGTTGTTGGAGAATCTTGATTTGAATAAGTAATATTACTTCCAAATCCATCAGTTTTTACAGAAACTGTTTCTGCACCACTCCAACAATCGTGATGACCAACACAAGTTATATTTCCTCTAGTATCACTTTCACTTTCTGGATAACCTTCATTTTCAGATTTACAATTAGTCGCTGTGCTACCTACATAAACTCTTATTGATGCTGCAGAGCCTGTTCCAGCATCGGCTTTTCTAATTTGAGCACAGTTTGCAAACAACATAACTTTGTTTGATGAACTAGTAGGTGTAAATGATAAAGATGTGATAACAGTTGCACTAGATGGTGTAATTGCTGTTGAGTTTACTGATTGTGCTACTTGCACTACTTTACCTGCCTTAAAGCTAGTTGCACCTGTACCACCATTAGCTGCTGGCAACGTTCCTGTAACATTGCTTGCTAAGTTTAATAATTGATTTGGTCCTATTCTAGTTAATGCCATAGTTTCTCCTAAGTTATTATTTTATATCCAAAAATTGCATTGTTAAGACCTGCAAATAATCTTGTAGAACTACTAGATGCACACAATGAATAAACATATCCTTCTATATAATCTGAAACTGCTAAATCAACTACTGTATTAACAACTTGAACATCTGAATCTGGTCTTGCACTACTTCCATAAAATATATTGTTAGATACTAAACTAGAACCATTTTTATATATCATAGCATAACTTTCTACTAATTGATCGTTATTTGGGTTAGTATACATAATCATTCCAAGCATATAAGTTCCTGCTTTACCAGATGGAACTGTAAATCTATAACTTGAAGTGTCAAATGCACCATCACTATCTTTTTCTTCAGTATCAAAAGCAATTTTTGTGAAAGAATTATTAGATACAGTTTGAGTTGATCCAACTTTTGCAGAAAAAACAGGAGTGTTATCTCCACCAACAGCAGCACCATTGTTCTGTAAAGTTCCTACAATGTTTGTAGTGTCTCCAGATGCACCGATAGTAATAGTATTAGAACTTTCGTTGATAATGTTATTACCGTCTGCGTCCTGTATCGTGTCTACTTTTAATATACTTGTCATTATACTCCTATTCTATACTATCATTTTATACGCGTAAAAATAAGTTTCTCTCCTTGAATCACTATTTCCATTTAAATGTCCACTACCAGAATTTACATTAGCATATCCATTTACAGTAAGAATATCTCCAGCAGATAAAACTTGTATGTCTGTAAATGAAACATTGGTATTATAAACTGGATTGCTTTGAAATGCAGTGCCATAATTTGAAACTATTGTTCCATTTTTTAAAAGATAAAGAATAGCATGGTCTAATTGACTATATGTACCTGCACCAATACTACAACCCGCACCAACCATATATGTGCCACCCTCTCCACTTGGAACTGTAAAAGCGTTTGAAGCAAAAGCATTGTTTGAATCAAAAATTTCTACATCAAATGTAATTTGTGTTCCTGTTGCATCAGAGATTGTTTGACTTGCTGAGTCGGTTTTTAATGCAAAAAATCTTGGAGTATTTACACCACCGAATCCTGTAGAAGTTCCAGAATTAGTTATTGTACAACCAGATGGAATAGTAACAGTCTCTCCAGATTGACCAATAGTAATGGTTCCTGATCCACTGCTCGTTTGTATATTCGATACTTTTAATGTTCCGTTTGCCATATTATAATGCTTCTATT